GACATTACCCTATAGTACCTGCCATCTTAGTGCCTGGTCTTAACAGAGGTAGTGATCTCTCAGCCAATGCAGACTGAGATTCCCACCATTGCGATAGTTGTCTCCTTTCATCAAGATCTGTTGTTCTACCGCCAGCTTGAGATACTAACGCTCTTGCTGTTGCTTTAGACACAATAAGTGTAGGACTCACATCGCATGTATCTGTGTCAGAGGACATTACGCTAGGTAATTTGTAACCAAGTAGTTTAATTTTTGCGTTATTAACTACTGACTCGCAACCATTAATAAATCTTAAATTTCCATTTTCTCTGTCTATTCTCCAACAGTATGGTGCAAGTTTTTCATATTTTTCAGTTGCAGTTTCTACTACTCTAATATCATTAATCCATATTTCATTACTATCATTTTCAGTAGCATGTGCAGAACTTACAACTAAAGATGTAACTGCTGTAAGACTTTCAGGAGAAGATAAATCTAATACTACTTTAGTCCATGTTCTTGCAGACAATGCAGGTAAATTTAATGCAGATCCTATAGTAAGTGTAACTGAACTTGCCGATAAAGCGTTTTTAGATTTAACCCAAAACTCTACTTTATCCATATTGCTTATATCCACAGACCCTATTGTTTTAGTTGCTAATGCTTGTGAACCTACATCTCCTGTAACTATATTAAGTGCTGATCCATTAGCTCTGTAATCTGTTGAGTCTTTTGACAAAGTTACATTTGTACCAGCCGTCCAACTATCAGCGCTATTGGCATCGTCTAAAGTTTCAGAGTCAAAGGAGGTTCGGTAGAACACTTCGCTAACAGCAACCATGTTTGAGGGAATAGTATGTTCTGGACGGCTGATATGACCAAATAATGTTTTATCTTCATCAGGCACTAATGCCCTAGGACTATATTGCACAATAGCATCATTTATAAAATCATCTATAAAATCAGGATTGTACGCTTCATCCCACATCTCATACGTTGTGCTTGAAGCTACTGTATTGGCTAGAGTTTGTGAAAACGTAGCCGTGCTTGTGCTGTCAGTAAAGTCAGATACTAATACTGTTGTTCCATTATTATTACCGCTAGTAAATCTAACGTATTTTCCATTATAGTCATCATCGCCACCAAGCAATAACTTAGTGTCTACTAATGTTGTAGTAGAACCAGAACCTGTAGTTGTTCCTTTCAACATAGCTCCTAAATTTCTACCAATTTCTTGACGCAATTCTTTGCGTGTCCTAGATTGAATCGCCACGTTCTACTCTCTTTTTTGATTCCCATTCAGCTCTAGCTTTCAGGGCATTTTTAAAATCTTTAACTTGGTCAGCAGTAACAGCTTTAGCTTGTTCCTTTTTGACCTTTTCTTTTTTTGCTTCTTCATGTGCAAGTTCATCTTGCCATTGAATAATATCTCTGAGTTGTATTAAATCCATTTCTTTGGCACCAGGAATTAATATAGGCGATCTATTTGGACCAACCCTATAAACCTCTGGTGCATCAGCAGGATCGTGATACTCATCAATTTGACGTTGTATACGATTTTTTCCTGCTGAAATAGGCAACCAGATTTTAGTCATTAGCTTCTAATATTAAGCAAACATAATTGTTTGTCAGGACTTGCTGAAGCAATAGCAATTGCTACACCAATATTAGCCAAGTCTGCTTCATCAGAATAATCAGTTCTTTCTGCCATTCCAGATTCATCAGATTGTTGCGATATTGTTAGTCCATCACCAACAACTGCTACTTGCGCTCCGATAGCCACAGAACCTATACCTGAGGTTTGTAACCAACAGTAGTAATTAGCAGTTACTGGCGCACATGTAACTCCAAGTGGACCTGTAGTCATTGTGCCATCACCATCAAGAAGTTTTACATCTGTGTAAGGATTAACAATTAATCCTGCAAGAGATGATGTAGTTAATGCAGTTGCAATGCCACCTCTGTCTCTAATTGTAAACACAGCAGTTGCATCTTCTGACGCATCATGTGCTGGGTGAGATTCAATTTCATAAATTTCACCTTCACCTGGTCCATCATTAAATACCAAATACCCATTTGCGTATTGGTTTTTTGTTAAGTCTGTAGTTGGAACTTCTAGACTAATTGTAGAACTACCTGCCGCAGTTGCCGCAGTTACAGGCACGTCCATATCGTGCGCGCCTACTGCCGCCTTACCATCTACGATCATACCACCAGTAGTGATTGCCGCAGAACTGTTTTTTGCGTAGTAAAAAGTTCTTCCATCAGGAAATACCATTTTGGTACCCAATGGGTGTTTTTGTGAAGATGACTCGTCTTTCTCGTAGCCAGGAACTCCACTTATTGCGTATGGAAAAGCCATTATACTTTCCTCCTATTATTTAGTTGTACGGGTTTCGTTTTACACCCCGCGATCAGTCGATAATATTTATTCTGAACTCGTCTGATCGTTACGTTCAGTTGTGTCATCTTGTTTTATAGCCTCGATAACTGATTCTAAATCAGATTCCTCTGCCTTAGGTTTAGGCTGTGCCTTAGGTTTTGCCTTAGGCTTTGGCTGAGCCTGCTTCGCAACAGGCTCAACCTTTTTAGTCTTTTGTATAGACGGATGATCTACTTCCATCGAAGTAGGATCTGCCAACTCAAAACCTTTAGCTAAATAACTTTTAATGGAATTTGCATCTCCAGGCATATTTGGATGTGGCGCCCAGTATGTTTCGCTGGTTCCATCATCAAAATTCCTTTGCATTTCTTTCCAAACAGTTATTTTTGGTCTACCACCCATTTCAAGTGGACGAACAGCGTAACCTCTGGAGTTAAGCATATCTTGTAATTGTTTATCTGTTGGCATTTATCCTCCTATTATGCATTAGTAGCTAAATCGTTAATTCTGTAGTACATAGCCGCGCCTAAAGTATCATCTACTTCAAACATACCATAATCTTCAGTAATTACTAATTCTACTGCTCTAAGAGACGCATCTCTTTGTCTCTCAACTCTTCTGGCTTGTGAGGACACGTGTCCTAAAGCTCTTTTGTTTGCAATCACACCATAACCACCATTTGTAGCACCAGAAACAGATTCAATGTTTCCATCTTCAAAGAATGGTACTTGGTTAATTCTTACACCTGTGTAGAAATTTCTAACTTGTGCTTGTGCAAAAGCGTCAGGCAATTGCGCACCAGTAGTGGCAAGTTGTGCCGCATCTTTAGTTAGAGTGTAAATTGCGTTAGGGTGGTGTACTACGAATAGTGGACCACCAAATTTATTTGCTTTTGCTTTTGCGATTGCCGCAGATGCATTTGCATAACTTAAATCTTTGTTATCCGCACCAAAAACAGTTCCGCCATTTAAAGATGGAAATAACGCAATTGCGTCTGTGTCCTTCTTTCTAGCCATTGCATCACCCATTTGTCGTCCTACAACGCCAAACACGTCTTGGTTGAATTGTCTTGCTAATTTATCTGTAATGATAACTTTTAGACCTACCTCTGCTGTTGTTGCAGTTACAACAGTAGCGTCAATATCTTCACTATCTGTCATGTCAATACCATCAACTAGGTCAGATGCTGTCATCTGTCCAGCTTTTGGAATATCGATCTGCTTTTCACCTTTTCTCAAAGTAAACTTTTCAATTAGGTTTACAACAGGCATGTTGTGTTCTTCTGTATATCTCATTTGAGATATTACAGTTCTCTGTATCGATCCTAAGTTACCAGTAGTAGCTGTCTGTGTAGAAGCCATATCTGTATCTCCTTAGTTAAATTTCATTCCTAATTTTTTGCTAGCTTCCACAAATTGTTCCCATGAAACATTTGGGTCGCCATCATTGTACCGATCAACAACACTTTCAGCGTCTGTTGGTGCTACGGCAGAGTCAGCATAGTTTGAGTCAAATTGCTGTGGTGGTGCAGTTGGTGCTTTTAACCTATTGTTATCCGCAATAACTTGCGCCATCTTATCTAAAGCTTCCGCATTTGTAATACCTAGAGCTTGTAATTCATTAGCAGGAATATTATATTTATTCGCTACTTCATTCACTAAAGCTTTACCAGATAATTCTTCGTTTACCCTAGATTGTTCAGCTAACTGTTGCTGTGTGCTTTTCGCCGCCATATCTTTCAGATATAAATTTTTCATCATATCTGCCTGTTGCTTGCCATACGAATCAGCTTGATTTTCATCCATGCCGTATTGCGTCATAGCTTTTTGCTTTTCCTGTTCTTGGAAAATTGCAACTTCGTTTTCCAAACCAGACATTCTAGCTTGTTCCTCGGCTTTTTCCCTAGTTGCGCGCTCTTCTTGCAATTGTGAGGTTAGATCACTAATTTGTTTATCAGTCTTAGACTGATATTTAGAGAACTCCTCTGCACTAAAAGTTCGTTGTTCAGGCGATTGACCTTGAGTTTGGTCAGCCGCACCAGTTTCAGTTTGCTCACCCGCTCCCTGTTGAGGTTCTGTAGAAGTAATATCTTCTACATTTTCCTCATCTTTAGGAAGTTGGTTTGCTGAATCTCCCGATGGGGTCTGTTCAGTTACCATCTCTTATTTCCTTTCATACGCAATATTTTGCGTTATAATTGTTAATTAGTCAATATATTTATCATCAGGAATCGCATCTCTTTGTTCTAACATATCTTTTAAGCGTTCCCGTAGATATAATTTTGTTTCAAAATATTCTCTTGAATAACCAGATTCATATGCCATGTTTCTCCAGTCATAATATTCTTGCAAACCTACTACATCACTTGGTTTTAGATTATCTTCAATAAATGTTCTTTGGCTTTCTGTTAACGATGGCATAAATTCTTTATCTCTAAACTCAATCCAATCTTCTATCATAAATATGCCAGACTCTTCTGACGTAAATCTTTTTTGTTGATCATAATAATTTGACATGGCTTTTGTATTCTCATCTGATGTTTCTGGTTCATATTCATCCATGGCATTGTAAAGCTTTATTGCTTCTTTTCCTGCATAATAATCTTGATCAACATCTCTCAGAGCATCATTTAGTAATTGCAGTTTTCTGTACTCAATGTCTGAACCACGTTCTATTTGCGCCCTTTCAAACGCTTGAGAACCAAACCTACCTAAATCATTTACAAACTCATTAATTATACCTATTTGCAACCTTATTCTTTCGTTTTCACGTATTGCGTTAAATTCTGATATTGCAACACCTTTTTCTATTTCAGGTAATGCTTGTATTCTTTCAAGAGAGTTGTTTTCAAATTTACGCCTGTTTATTTCGTCTCTTATTTGTGGATATTTATTTAATACTTCTTCTTTTTGTTTATTAGATAATAAATTCCAATCAGTTTTAAAGCTTGTCATAAAAGTATCGCCTGTCATTACATAATCACGTTTGTAACTATCAACTGCAAATTGTTTTAGCTTTGTATTATTTATTGCACGCAAGTTCACAAAAAACTGACCAGTTTGACCTGCAACGCCTAATCTTTTTTCTGATTGCGGTATGTATTTTTGAGTCTGAGGGTATTTACTTGCAGTAACATTTAATGCATTGTTAGCCATCCATGGCAAACTAATATCAGATATAGCTTGCGTTGCTCTCATCCATTTATTTTCAAATGGTTGACCAAAAAAAGTTGTTCCTGTGTATTGCCTCATTATAGTTGCTGGTAAAACACCTAATCTACCTTGTAATGCATCAATAGGATTAAAATATCTAAATATTGTGTCCATCTGACCAACTTGATCTAAATATACAGCTTGTCCATTTCTTCCAAAATATCCAACTATTGGAGACATAAAATTAGAATTGTAAGTCAATGGAAAACCCTCATCAGTAGGACTTTTTTGCAACGGAACCATCTGGTCATCTTTCATTAAATAATTATCTTCAAAATCTTTTTGATTTTTTGGCATACCAAATTTATTTATTTGTGCGTTAATGTTTATTAAGTTTCCTATTATGTAAAAAGATAACCAAAAACCTACAAAATTATTTGCAAAAAATGCCGCTCTTTTAGGATCCCATGCTTTATTTGTACCAGCTTTAAAACCTAAAGCCTCAATACCTTGTTCTATAAGTGCTTGGTTTTCAATACGACTAAAAAACAAACCATTTACAATTTTTTGAGCTTTAGCACCTTTAAACCATTCTTGATATAAACCTAATGTAGAAAATTGTTTATTGCTGTATGATGCCGCCCATGCCGCATGTTGCTGTGCAGTAAAACCTTTGTTTATTCTTTGAGAGTACGGCAAAGCATAATTTTTAATAGCATGCATTTGTGTGTATCTATATGTACCCTCAAATAATCCGCCTTGAAAGAAATTATTAACTGCATTTATTTGTTTTAACATCCTTTTTCCAAAATTAGGATTAGCTTCTTTAAATACTTTAATGCTGTCTGTAACTCCATTAATAATACCTCTATCACCTTTAACACCAGCTCCTTGTTCTTCAAGCATTTTGTATGTTACTTTTCCAGCCTCTCCTTTTAAATTAGGACTTACAAAGTTATCTGATGCCAATTGTGTAGCCAATTTATTTCTCCATCTTTTACCAACCATAGGTATATTAGATAAAAATATATCTGATGCTATTGATACTGGTGCTGTTACAGTTTTATAAACTTGTCGTCCGTATCTAACTGGGTCTCTAACAAAACCACCTGTAACTGTTTCAAATACCAAACCTGCTGTGCTAGATGCAATTGCTCTTGAATACATATCAATATGTTGTAATGGTGCAAATGCAACTTTAATTTGTTTACCAAACATATTAAACATATCAAACAACCTAAAAGCTTTACCAGTAACTTCTACGCCATATATATTTTCTAGGAATACACCTGTATTTTTTGGAACGTAATATTTAGGAGTGTATACCATATCTCCACCTTTGCCTGGTACTAACATACCTTCAAATTGTGGACCAATTTGTGGTATCATCCAATTATCATTTATTTCAGTTTGCGATAAGCCCATATCTTCAAGATCTGCAAGTGTTTTTCTTAACCCACGTTCTTCTAATGTGTTCATCATTATTTGCAATTCTCTATATTTTGCACCATACATTTTTCTAGTTGCCATCATAATTGATGGATCAGCTACGCTTGGTAACAATCCTTCATAATCATAACTAGCGTTAGGTGCAAGTAACTCTATAAAAGTTCTGTCTGATCTTTCTTTAGCAAACCTTGGCATACTACCAGCTTTGCCTGGACCAAAAAAATTACCACCTTTATCTTGCCACATTCTTGGAAAGTAATTAGGTATACCCATCATTTTTTCAAAGAATATTTCTGCATTAAATCCAAGTCTTACTGGATCCCAACCTGCTACATCAATTGCTCTAAATGTGTCTGATAAGAAGTCTAACATTTCGTTTTCTTCTTCTAGCCTCATAACAGTTATTCTGTTAAATAAATCTCGCTTCCATTCATGTGTTAATGTGTCTCTAGCTTCTTTAATACTTACAGGTGTTTTTATTCCAAACTGCTGACCACTAATATTTATAATTTTCATATCTTTAGTTATTAATGCAGGATCTGAAACTAATATTTCACCATGCAATGCCGCATACAAATCTAATGTATCTGTTTCAGTACCATACAGATCTAAATCAGTAGTTAAACCATCTTGATTAATTTTGTACTTATCGTAAATTGCTTTTTGTGTTTCTCTTACCCATTGTTCGTTTTGAGATTGTATAGCATTGTGCGCACCTTCTAGTTGTCGCATAATACCAACATTTACAGTTTCTTCATGGTTAGGCAAAAAGTGTTGATATAAAATTTTGTATGGTTCATCACCATCTTCGTACATTTCTTCATATGGTGTTCTAGGTTTTCTACCTGCACCATCACTATCAGGACTTGACCTTTCTTTTATAATTTCTTCAATACGCTCAATTTTACTAACTTTTCTTGCATTGCTTGCTTCTATTCTATTAATTACTTCTCTAGATTGCGGATCAATTGGAAAATCTAATTCTTTATCAAATTTACTAAATCCTTCGTCAGGAATTTTTTTGTGTACTGCATAAATAAGTTTTTTAATCTCTGGAGACAAACCTGTTCGTTCAGTAATTGTTGAACCAAACATTCTTTTAAAGAAACTAATTAAATATTCAAAACCTCTTCTAAGGTATGAGTTTTTAGGGTTAGTCCAAAACTTGCTGTCAGGGTCGCTAAGATAATCCATAAAGTCGTCTGCAAATTTTTCATGTATTTTTCTTGTCCACTTTTCATCTGTAACGCCATAATATTTTTTTACATTATTGTATTCTGCTTCATCTAAAAACTCTTTTAATCTAGGAATAACAACATGACCAATTTCGTGAAACATATCACGTGCGTCTGCATTTTTATATGCGTTCATTATTATTTTAGATTCATTAATAAACTTAGTGCTTGCCTTAACTCCTGATTTAGTTTTTCTAAATACTTCAAAATCAGTAACATTTTTAATATCTTGCATAGTAAGAGGCTTGCCATCAAGTTCTAAAGTAATTGCCTCTATGTGTTTTGCCTCATCGTATGCTATTGCAAATGCACGAGCATTATCTGCTATGTCAAAATCTCCTGGTGTCACTTCAGGTAGAGGAGTTGTAAAAGGATCGTCAGGGTCGTACGCTTGATTTTGTTGATATTGTCTTACATCAGCTTCAAATATATCTTCTTCTGTTACATTTCGATTTTTTAAAGCGTCTAATAATTCATGTGCTTCATTGTCTGATATATTATATTTATCTTTAGCTATAGCAAACGCTTTTTTGTAAATAAGTTGTGATGGTAAATCGACATTTCTTATTTCTGGAAATTCTTGTTCTTTTAAAAACAATTTTTCTTCCATAAGCTTTATAACTGTTTCTATAAAATTATCTTGGCTTTTAAATACAGAATCTAAAGGGTTAAACGGATCATCCATGCTTTCTTTAAATATTTCTAATATTTGTCGGTCGCCTAATTGTTTTTGAGGAATAAAACTTTCACCTGGTGGTCTACCCATTTCTCCTTGCTCATTTAACAAACGTTCATATTCTGCTTCATCTACTTTCCTAACTATACTTGGCACTTTTTCTGCTGTATCGTATTTTGTTGTAACTAATTCAATGTTTACATTTTTATATTCTGGCATTTGTTTAAACAATTGTTTCATGTAATAAGGAACTGAAAACTTAACTTCTTCTACAACAGCATTGCTATTTGTCGCTTGACTTGCAAAATTAACTTTATATCTTATTTTTGAATATGCACCTGTTTGCGGTCCTTCAAGAAGATTTCTTAAATTACCACCAGGATCTAATTTTGTATTTTCAGGGTATTTACCAAAATGCAAAGCTCCACGATTTCCTTTTCTTACAACTTCATCAGTAAGTATTGCATCTTGTATTTCTTTACCATATATTTTACCTACATCTTCTATATTAAGAAGTGGAACAGCAAGACGAAATTTCTTTCCAGCGGCAAATGTCCTATTGGTTACTAAATCATCCAAATAAGACTGAGCAAAGTGTCCTTTTGCAGATACTCTTGCTCCAGATTGTGTCCAATATTTTTCAAAATCACTAGCTTTAAACCTTTCGCGGTCGTAAATTTTGTCAAATAAAGGATCAAACTCATTTGCTATAAATTTAGAACTTAATATATTCCAATCATTTTCTGAAATTGTTGTAAAATCATTAGTTTTATTCAAACCGATAGGGTAAATTCCATATTTTCCATCATCATTTTTAATCCATAACATAGCATTTATATCAACTCGATGTATTAAATCTGGAGATACTAATGAACGACCTAGATTTGGTCCTACTGCTGTAATACTGTCGTCAAATAATATTCTTGTGTGTCCAGTATTATGTGCATACTCAAGAATCATTCTAGCCATTAGTTGATTAAATTGTTTTTCATTAAATTTTGGTGTACC